AGATTCCCCTGCCACAGTCTCTGAATTCGAATATCGTAGTTGGTAAAACCACGTCCTCTTTTGACTGCGTCTTTGAATGTTCTTCCTTTTGCGATGCCTACTTTTATAGTTTCTCGTTCCCATGTTACTTGATTTACCAATACTATTCCATATAATATGCCGTCCACCTCTTTTTCTTCGGGGTAGTTTTTAAAATAAGTTTCATTGTATATTCCACCTGCCATAATACAATTACCACACCCTGTACCAATAAGATGATACTTGTGTAGTTCTCCTTCTTTTATTGAATTGCATATACATTTATACACCAAATAATTTTGTTAATAATCCAGTTAATAATACAAAACAAGCAACAGAGTTAAGCATTACTAATGCTCTATCTTTCCAACTGATTGCTACAAATAACCAACCTAAACATCCTAGAAAGGATAGAAAGGTATCAAGAGTATTTGATATGTCGGCAGACCTAATTACCATAGCTGTAAGAAGAATAAAACTACTAGCCCATTTGACATACCAGTCAACAGTTTGTTTTGGTGTAGCACTTTTATATATTCTTTTACTGTTTTCAATTTCTTCTTTACTATACTTCATTTCCACTCCCACCCTTCTTCAATCGAAGACTGACAACCTTGTATGAAATCTCTATCTTCTTCTGAAAGGACAGGCCAAAATTTACTGATACTACGACTATACTCCATACACCCGTTAGGGTCTGCAAGATGCACATTGTTTTCCATCATAAACTCTAATACGTCTAGTTTCTTTTGAATTTTTTCTTTTAATTTCATACTCGTTTAACAACTCTTGGTATAATTTCTCCACTACGAATAACCTCTACATTACAACCTATCTCTAAATCTAGTGCTTCGATATATCCAATATTGTGAAGTGTTGCACGACTAACTGTTGCTTCTCCTATTACACAAGGTTCTAAGATTGCAACTGGTGAAACAGCACCTGACTTCCCGACATTCCATTCAACGTCTAAGAGTCGAGTAACTACTCCTGCTTGTCTTACTTTCAGAGCGAAAGCTCCTCTAGGATGGTGTGATGTATAGCCTAATGTTTCAAAATATTTATTATTGTCGACCCTTACAACTTTACCATCGTGAGGAAATTCAGTCCAATCACTAGATGTGACAGTGTTAAATCCCATATCTTTTAATGCACTCATATCAGTACTCCATCTCTCGGAAAGTGCTGGTTGAACACCATATGTTATAAAAGTTAAGTTACGGGATTTGAATTCTTCTAAATCTTTTAGTCCCAATGCACCACTCGCATAGTTTCTAGCGTTTGGTATTTCTTTAGGAGCAACAACTTCTCCAGTAATTTGGTTCAGTCCTTTACTTTCTATTTTATTCGGTACTAAAAATTGTATTTTATTAGTAATATCTAGACCTGCTTTACCATCCCCACGAGTTAATGCCTGTGTCAGTACGCCATCTATATAAGTTATAGACACAGCTGCACCGTCCAACTTGGCAGTCATTATGTGTGGTTGTTTGGAATCCCAATCTGGTTCAGTATCTTCGCCTACGAAGACTTTTTGTAATGAATACATTGGGAAAGGGTGTTTGAATCTTTCTTCACTAGAGTCATACCCAACTTTATTTTCAAGTTCAGTATTTTCAACTAGTCTATCATATACTTCATCAGGCAATATAGGATTGCCCTCTGCATACTTTTGATTACACAATTCTAGGTATTCTGTTTTATTCATAAGAATATTATACAGAAATTTTAAGGATTTGTCAAGTATTATTTTTTAGAGCTATGGATATATCTTATCGAGAACATCTTTGAAATGAGTTTCTAATACTTCTTTGACCTCAGAGATAGAAAGTATTTCGACCAATGCCTCAAATAGTCCGCGACTATTATCAAAATCTAAAGGCATGGCAATACCATCCCTAGTGGGTTTCCATTCTTCATCAAAGTCTTGATAATATTTTCTTATGTGTAAGTACTCTATGCCACGAAAAGTGTTGACCATAACAAATATTTTTTCATGTTTGCTTTCATTATGACCTATTTCTTTTTCGTAAACTGGAGGTGCATTATGTAATTCTATCATTTTTTAATATCCTTGCTAAAGGCACGATAGAAGTTACATTATCAGGAACTAATAATCTGTACGAATCTGTATCCCAACAAAACAATAAAACTTGTTTTTCATTAGGCTTAGCACGATTTTTCTTTTCCTTTATATACTTATTGTCAAAATCTCTCGTACAGACATTATATTTCATTCTGCGACTATTTTGACTCCTGTATGTGACGATGGCATCTCCTGCATCATCTATTTTTTTACAAAAATCATCTTTTTTCATTCGTGTCCTTGTGGGTAGTTAATATCTATTACCGTCCCAACAATGGTTTCGCTTTGTAAGGTGTTTTTTGTAGATACAAAAATACACAGGGAGGTTGCCCTCCCCATGTTTTCAGGGGTAATTAATCGTTTAGTTTGTTGATTAAGTTAGCGAAATACATAGCAGCTTTCCCTGTTAGCTTGCTTATGATAGCTCCATCAGCTTCTTCGCCCATGTCACTAATCGCTTTTGTCAATTCGTCTTGAGCTGCTGCGACATTTACTCTGCCACCACCAGTTCCTCCACTGCTTGACTTAACTGCTGGAGTTTTCTTAACATATACACCAGCTTTAGTAAGAATCATTCTGACCCCGTTTGGGCTTTCGCCTAACTCTTCAGCAATCATCTTTACAACTTCCATACTATTTTCTGGAGTTGGTTCTTCTGCAGTATACATCTCTACTGCTTGAGCTTTAGCTTCATCTGTCCAAGCCATTCTTTTTCTCCTAATTTTTCCAAATTTTTGTTCGAACTCACTAATAGTTATTGTACCACGATAACCAGGACACCAACCTGTGGCTTCTAGTTGTTGTGAATAAAATCTGTCACTCATAGCTTGTTTCCATTAATATAAATATATTATAACGGAATTTTAACCTTGAGTCAAGAACTATTTTTTAGTAGCTATAGCCGTATCGCTTTAATTCTTCTGAGTATAGTCGGTTAATTAATTGAATACTTTTAAGTGTATACCAACTTTTCCAGTCCGATATTCTAGTTTGACCTTCCATAATTGAAGTATCTTTTGGATGTAAGTCTAAAAGTTTTAATTCATTTTTCCAATTATTAAAATCAATAAAGTAGTCACAATCTTTGTATAATACTACTTGATTAAGTAAGTATTTACCATTCAACCAATTATCAAAACCAATCCAATCTAATCCATGCATGTAGTGAAATACTGCTCTTTCATAGGTATTTCGCACAACAGCAATCTGTTTATCGTTATAGTCTAAAATTAGACTTTGTTCTTTCATGAGTTTAGTAACTTTCTTAAAGATTCTAGTTTTTCTTCAGCTGCTGCTAGTTTTTCTATATATTTATCAAACTCAACTAATAAGTCTGAGTGTTCTCCAATACCTACTGAGTTTTGGAAGTATGTTTGAAGCACTGCTTTTGCTTCTTTTATTTCTGCTATATATTTTGCCTCTAACGCTTCAAAATACGGGTTTCCTCTATACATTGTTTTCTCCTATTAATCCTTTATAAAAACTTTTTTGAAAGCGTTTTTTCTTACTATCATCCAGCATTATCGGTATTAATGGTAAAGCTAACAAAAATGTCATTATTGATAATATTGATATACAAAGTATTTTCCACTTGTAAACAATATTATCGCTTGGCAGACTCATTATAACAGGTATAAATATTGTCCACAGTTGTACTAGCCACGCAGAAATGTACGCAGCGATTATGTATTCCATAATTTTTTCCTTGTATCTACATATATTGTTGTAGATGTCTTAAACTGCCCATATCATAAGCTGCTAGGGCACAGTATTTACCTGCGTAGCTTAAGTAAGGGAAGTAAGTTTTATCAAGGTCATCTTGAGTTGCTTCTATGGTATAACATAGATATACTTTGTAACCTTTTTCTTTTGCTTTTTCAGGCTCTAACTCTCTCTGCACAATTGCAGGGTAGTTTTGCCTAATTGCCCAAATTTTCTCCCCTGGTTCGAACTCTTCTGCTACACATTGTTCTGGTAGCATGGCGTTTCGTCTTCCTTCAAAATCTGTCATTGCTAATTTTTGAGGTACACCTATTCTGTCTATAATTGCTTTTACAAACGCAGGAGACCTGTATAGTGATTTAGCTATCTCACTTACATTTTCTCCTTCTAAGTATGCTTTTACAACATCTTTGATTTCTGCTTCAGTTGCTGCTTTACCTCTATTTTGTGCTTTTCTTCTTGCACGGAACTCCTGCATTTCGTGGAACTCCGATATAATATTGCCTAGTCTATTTGTATTATAGGCAATGTTTAATATACTACAGGCTTCTTTCTTAGTTATTGGTTTACTACCATCTGTTGGATTTAGTAACTCAATTACCTTGGTTATATTTGCCTGTGTAAGATTCTCGTGCTTTTTCGTTCTCATAATTTACCCCTAGTAAAATAATTCCATAATGTAAAATTTTTAATAAATCTGCTGTGTTTCTTCCTTCTTTTTTACCATATCTTTGTGCATATTTTATTATGTTTCCTAAACAGAAACCTTCTCCATGCCCTGCGTCAAATATAAACTCAGTAGATTGTATTTTATTCATACTGTAGTGACCGTCATAGGTCGACTCAATATATGTTTGAAGCGTTTTGAGTGCTTCCTCCTCATTAAACTTGTTTGTATTGTATTCACTCATTTAAGTCCATCCTACCATCTATATTGTTTTTTATCTAGTATATCTTTCCATTGTTTTTCTATGTTAAGTATTACTTCTAATGTTTCTTCTTTTCTATGTGTATTAGTATCTAATGTATCTGTAAACATTGGTTGAAATAAATGTACATTTTTATCAGATTTATGAGTAGTTGAACTTACGCTTATATCCCTAAGTCTGTTCCAACTTAAGTTTTCAAACTTTTCTTTCTTTCCCCATAACCACCAATGACTTTCATCACAATGATTCCAAGTAAACTGAGAATGTTGTACAAAAGCTTGATACTCTGGTGTAATTAATGCTTTTGGACAAAATGAAAATATATAAGAAATATACCAAATATTTTCTGTTTTTATTAAGTCTTGTACAGATATATCTAATACTTCTTCTAAATCATTTGTATAACTATCTTTGTATCTCGTTGCTTCTCTTCCCCTTTTGTGCATAAAAGTATGTGAAACATTTGGTTTTTCATCTCTAGCAAATGCCCACATCATTCGTTTAGGGTACTCTGAAAATATATGTATCATTGTTATATCCATATTCCAAAGCGCCCCACAGTTAAGAGGATTTTTTATAATAAAAAATAAATCAGCATCTACAAATGTCACTGCAAGATACTTTCTTAAAGCTCTATCACAAGCGACTACATGTTTGTATGCCGTAGTTTTTCCATGAACACAAATTATATCTTCTTCAGGTATAAAAGGTCTTAAGTCTCTCCATGCCTCCCAATATAATTGTTCCTCTACATATACAAATATTTTTGCTTTTGGTTGACCTACTCTCAGACTCATTATAGAATATCTAGCATAATCTACGTACATTCTACTGCCATAAATACAATAAACCCACACATGAGAATAGTCAACCTCTCCTTGATGGTGGTGGTCTACTGGCTCTTTAAGAAATTTTTTATAGTCTTCAGAGTTATTATGTATATAATCTCTATATTTTTCCTCTGCAAGTATATGGTCTGCCAATACTCTTTTATTAGCTAACCATAAATCTCTTCCTCCAACACTTAGCACTTTTCATAACCTAAGTCTAATCCAGATTTTTCTGCCCAAAAGAAAAACACTTGTATAAGTCTACCCGTGTATTTGTCGTGACCAAATCCAGCATTAAATGGTGCGTGCCAATAAGTTGCAGGATAAATGATAATCCTATTATAAATATGTTCTGAGTATGTGTGTAAAACCCACTCATTATCATCTTTCCACTGTCCTCCAAAAATTCTAGTTTTAAGTTTTTCGTCATGGGCGTAGACTTTTTTAGTTGTTTTATTATAAAATAAACCTGTGCCATGTCCTGAAGGACTATTAGGAGTTAAATAACACACTGCCGCAAACATTGTACCCCCTAAAACTTTTTCTCTTCCTGTTTCGTGGTCACCTTTATCATGGTGTATCCAGTTTGCATAAGGTTGTCCGTGATAATTATTTTTGTCTTTTCCAATAGTAAAGGCACAATTACTGTTTTTTGTAGGAAATGTAATTATATTTCTATTTATTAATTTACCAATTTTATTCTTACAGTATAATCTATTCTCAGTAGAAAATGTTCCTCTACTTCTTTGACCAGCAAAGTTAACACTTTTACCCTTTTGACCAGGTTCAAAAAACATTTGTAATGCTTGTTTACGAACTTCGTCTGGATTTGGATAAAAATCGTCTTGAATTATTATCATTTTTGTAATTCATCTATAACATCAATCCCGCCTTCTACCTTGGCGAGGTACTCTTTTTTATCTGCTAATTGTTTTTCAAGTATACCAATTTCTGCACTAACTTTATCATGCTGAATTTTTAAATTATTTTTTATTACTTCTGCTTTACTCATTGTTTGTGGTTTTTCCTCTGCCACTGCTATTAATTTTGATAAGTCCATTTTGTTTTATAAAATCCTTTTTTACTACTCGGCACGAGTCTTCTATTTGGTTGATTATCCCAAGACATAGCGCCTACATTTTTATTTCCATAAACACAAGTATAATATATTCTAGTATCTTCTGATTCATTTACAGATGAGTAGTGTTCACACTCTCCATCTATAGCAACAATATCTCCTGCTTCTGTTTCACAAGGTTCATCTCCGAAATACATACACCCTGACAAAATATTACTAGTATCTAATGAAACACTTAAATTAACTGTTTCAAACTCTCTTTTACTAGCACCTATTGGGTCAGGGCCGTACATGTTATCGTGGTGAACAGGGTACACTGCTTTCTTTTCATTAGGTAACTTTGCATTGACTTGGTCATTAAATAACCACAAGTCTTTTGTGCCTAATAAAGTAGATGCTATATCAAATAATAACTTAGATGTATAAAACTTATACAGTTCTGTACTAAATTCACTAGCACACTCTACATTAAACCAATCAACTCCATTTCCATAATGTCGATTATATCCTTTTACACGTAAGTTTTTTATACGAATACACTCATTACGAAGAGTTTGTATATTATCTTTATCGACTATATTCTTTAATACAATATAACCTTTAGATTTATATTCTTTAAGAAGAGTGTCGTTTACCATGCATTCTTACTCCATTGAGTAATTTATATTCATCCCCATTACTTTTTCTTACAACAATAGGTTTTTTCGTAAAGTAAAGATTGTTTAATCTTTTTGTTATTTCTTTATGTAAATCTTCCTCTGACATATCTCTTGGAAATACCATAGACATACCATTGATTTCATACTTAACTAACTCTCCGTTATCTTCTGTCATTTTGCTGTTATCCTTTTATCATACCATGCTAGACCTTTATCCCACCAATCGGGTTCGTCTCGATATGACCACTTGGCAAATGTTGCCTTGTCTGTGTGATAATAAAGTCGATAACTGCCCACAACATCATCTTCGTCTTTCAACTCATCTGGCATTGCCATACCAAAAGGTGTTTGCCCCAAACGAGGCATATTTTTTGGTTCGGGCAGTTTGTTTACTACTTCTACTACCGACTTATGTTGCTTACCATAACGATAATGATACTCGTCATTCAATGCATTTGCATAACAATGAGTCCACTCAAAGTTATCTAAAGATGACCTAGTCCATATAGTGCAAGGATGATTGTACATCATTGGCAAGTATGGTGTGAGTGGTCTCTCTTCTAGTGGTAAGTGTTTAATCTCTGCTTTGTGTTCATTTAGAATTTTAGATTCTTCTTTATTCAATGCACGAGGTACAAATCCAAGTACATGGTCAACCCAAATAGCTGTACATAAAAGCTGTGCAGCTTCGAGTGGCATCTTTACTATGTGTTTATCCACATGGTATTCAGCACATTTATCCATATCTTCATCTAGGTAAAATAAATTCATCTTTCCCAGCACTTGTACCCAGTGCACTCCGATAGCGGAACACCTTCACAGTATTCACAGATTTCTTCGTTATTTTCTTGTTCTTCTTGTATTTTTTCCATAATGTATATTATACTAAAATTTTTTATTGTTGTCAAGAACTATTTTCCAAATGCTTTTCCTGCTTCGCTGATACCAAATGCTCCCAGTGTTACTACTACAAATGAAGTGTAAATAGTATCACTAATAAGTAAGTCCATCCCCCAAAACGCTGTGACTAAATCACAAGTTCCGAATACGAACATTAAAAAGAAAGATAAGAAACCTATAATAGACTTCTCGTTTATATCATTGTCGTCTAAAAACAAATCTATAAACTTTCTTTTTGGAGGTGCTAGTTGTTTCTTTGCTTTTTCAGCTTCGTCTTTCATCTCCTTGATAGTATCTTCTGCATTATCAAGTTTCTCAATAAGTGCCATATACTTATCTAAATCTATTTCAACTTCATTTCTTGAGTTGTCACTTCCTTCTGCCATAACTTTCTCCTACGGCTTCCAATCATACCAATCATTTCTTACATAAGGTTTGTCTCCTCTTTCTTGAAAGTGAAAACTAATTGATATTCTTGGACTTAGGGTTTCTACCCTATGATATTGTCCTTTAGGGATATAAAGTAAATCTCCCTCTGAAAGGACAAAAGTTTCTTTTAATGTTGTGCTTTCTGGTCTGTATGGCATATCCTTATGATAAAATTCATTATAAATATACCATCTTTGTTTGCCTCGCACATGAAATAAAAAATTGTCTGTTGAATCAGCATGAATAGAGAAACACTTTGCATCTTTTCTACTGCTACAGTATATATTTGCTTGTCCTACTCCATAGTGTTTTTCAAACTCTTTGCACTGATTCCACATTGTTTCATTTAAAAATTCTGATATTGTTAATATAAAACTATGTCCTTCTTTCCATAGTTTGTAAATTTCTTCTCTACTTTTCTTTTCTGGTGATTTCTTTTTACACCATCTGCCTTCATCTGTTACTATTTGTAGTTGTGGTGTTCTATCCCATTGTCCAATATTTATCTGATTGAGATAGTTGTCAAACTCATGCCAACTAAAATAGTTTTTAAATCTAGGTGTTTTTGATTTTATTACAAAATGTCTTTTACCTTTATATTTTTCATAAAAGTTATCTACACCGACTGCTCTAATTAACTCTTCAAATTTCAAAACTTCTTACCTCATCTACTAATTCCCACCAATAATCTGATACGTCTCTTCTAAAATGAGAAGCTTTAGCAGCATGTAAATATCTTGAGTGCCAAGGTTGATAGCTTAAGGCAGTTAAATGCAAGTGAAATATCATATCTAATTCATACTGCGGTTTATCAAAAAAATCTTTTGAAGTTGGAGGGTTAGGTAGTGCATCTGTCATTGACCCATCAAATGAGTTCCATCTAGAATCTATATAACATACTGCCATGTTATCTTTACGATTTTCAACATTTTCCCAATGTCGTAGTCTTTTCATAAACTCCCATTTAAATACGGTCTTATGCTTCCAATTTTCTACTTCTTCCCATTTAAAAAATTCATCTGTTTTTGAACAATCTATTAACATCATACTGTCACAAAAACTCCCTCTTGTATTGTCGTCTATATTAAGTTGATTTGCATCCCAACACATTCCAAAAGGTTTGTTATGTAAATTTATATGATAAAAGTCTTCTATGTCTCTAAAGTTTATCATATCCATATCCATGTATATAGCTTTACCCTTATATTTCTCTAGTGAAGGTATAGCATATCTTAGTCCTGTAAAGGGAGTGCCCCAACCTTCTGCTGATACTTTTGGAAAGTTTTTTGGTCTTAAAAAATGTATATTTAATTTTGCTTTTGTGTTCTTTTGTAAAGTATATACTAATACTTTTTCTTGTATTTTATCGCAGGGTTGGTCACTAGTACCTATGTATATTGGTATACCTTTATTCATATTCTACCTGTATAAATGAGTTTCCTGTAATAGGATATATGCAACTAGCTACTATATTTCCTGCTATAAAAACTTCATTTTTTGTAAGTTCATGAGTTGAGATTTGTTTTTTATTCCATAAATCTGACTTCCATGAGGGAGTAGCTCTTACTTTGTCTAACTCTCCTAGTATATGCATGGAATCGTGCTTAGACATATGAACAGTATTTATTTCATCTAAACTTATATAAACGCATTTTTTATTTTGAGGTATATGAAATCCTCTCTCAGTAAATTTTATAAAAGTAATTTTATACGGAGTTGCATATTGTTCATATTTATCGGATAAATCGCAGTCTTGTAGTAGTTCTTTTTCCTGCGTATGCCACTCGGGATGAGTGTGTGAATACATATCTTTTTTATATATTAATATGGAGTCGCAAAAAGGTGCAGACCATTCATTAGAGTAAACTTCTCTACTCGCTATCGATTTTATGGTTTCGGTTATTAATCTCATCTTCTAGTTGTTCAATTCGTTTTATTAAATTTGGATATGCTTCAAATTCATGCAACTCTTTACATGGATGAGAGTTTGCCTCTAACTCTATTATTCTATCTTCTAGCTCTTCTAACCACTCTTCATTTTCTTCAAAACGGTCTTGTGCTGGTTCATTATTATCAAACCAGTCTGCATGTTTCTGCATATCTCTTTTCCACATTAACATTTTAAGAAATTTAACTAGCATGTTCTCTTTCTTCGTCCCACATATCGTATGTCTCTGTTTTATTACCATTTTGTATCATGTCAATAAAAGCATTGTGAGCATCTCCATACTTAGAAGGTAACACAAATTGTATTACTACTCTTTTATGTGCACCTGTATTTCTATCTGCTAACCACTGTCTACCATCTAGTTTTCCTACTAAACAATTCCAGTTCTTTTGTCCTGTATATTTTGAGTCTTGATACTTATATGCTTTTTTATCGTGAGAAACATATCTAGTAAATCCTGTCCCTGAGTTCCATATAAATCTTACAAAATTTATAGGTTTATCTTTACCATTATGCCAAGGCGTCCAACCCCATTTATCTGGTTGTACTTCGTAAGTATCTAATGTCCACGCTTTGTTATTAGTTCTTCTTCTAATATAATCCAATAAGTGCTTAACTAATGCTAGTGGCACTGGTTGGTTAAATGCTTTTGATACTCCAGGAATTGCTGGTTGATGTAAGTACTCATTAGTGAAAAAAGTTCTACCAGCATAGTCAACTGTATTTGACTCATCCATGATACCATCATTTAAATCCATTTTCTCTCTTAGTTTAGCCATAGTAATATCTGGCTTCGGTAAATATTTAAATGTACTTGGATGTCTTAAAACTTGATAACACATTTGGTCTAAGTCAGTTAGCAATCCTACATTATTTATTAGTATCTTTTTCATTGGTCGTTACTTCACGATAGTATATTACTACCTCTTTGAGTTCACGAATATATCGTTTTAACTCTTGTGTGTTGTATGCCATTAATTCATAGTCTGGCACACTCATGGCAAAGAATACTACTTGACCTTGGTCTTTTTCTACTCTTGCTAGGAACTCTTCTAAGTTCTTTTCACTTACCACATACCAATATGGTTCTTTTAAATCTATTTCTCGTGGTAGAACTGGTTGTGCTATCTGCCGTTCTATCGGCTTTGCACTAACCTCTAATGTCTGGGTTGGCAATAGGCTGCACGATGATACC